AAGATTCACAGCAAATTAAAGAACAGTATCGTGAAGGTTTGGTTGGTCGTACAGCTATGGCTGACTTCTACGAAAACGAGCGTGTTTACTCACATACTAACCACTCTGACGTAACGGGTAATACCGATGCTGATGCAGGAGTTACTGATGGTGGTAATAGTATCGACATGAGTGATGATCTTGCTGCTCCTGCAGTAGGTTCAGTATTTACTGTTGCTGATGTTTATGCTTGTCATCCTGAAACAAAGGCTGCTTATGCACATCTACAGCAATTTGTAGTGTTGACCACAGCTTCAGGCGTACCAACTGTTTCACCTACTATTCATTTAACAGGTGGAAGTCAGAACGTATGTTCTGCAGCAGGCGCACAGTTAGCTACTACTGACTTTAATGAAAAGGCAGTTACGTTTGTAGGTGCAGCTTCAACCGCTTATGAGCAAAGCCTTATGTATCATAAAGATGCTTTCACATTCGCAACGGCTGAACTACCTATGATGGGTGGCGCTCATTCTTGTGCTGTGAAAACATGGGATGGTATTAGTGTTCGTGTATGGCAGGATACAGACATCGTAAATGATGAACTGTTGACTCGTATTGATATATTATACGGGTACGCTGCAATACGTCCTGCATGGGCTTGTCGCATAACATCGTAATCTTAACCCACCCTTCGGGGTGGGACTTTAATTGGAGGTTTTAAAAAATGACTCAACCAACTGAATATTTCAACGTCGGTGACGGCAACACAGCTGGGATCATGGTAGGTAACGCTGCTGCTGAGAAAGTTGGCTTCTATGGCACTACTCCTGTAGTACAAAGAGCAACAGCAACAACCCATACTACTACTAATGTAGTAACTTCTGCGTCTTTCGGGACTCTACAAGTTGCACAAGTTCAAGAAATTATGAACACATTAGCTGGCGCAGGCATTTGGGCGTCTTAATCTAAGTTGTAAACTATGATGCGGCTAGGGTAATTCCCGAAAACCCCTTCAGTAAGGGTTGCCGTATCTCTTTATACTGTTAACTTAACTGGAGTTAAAATTGAATAAAGGTAAATTGCTTCATGTGGGATGTGGAAGTGATCCTCTCCCTGAGTATTTACGAGAGTATGAGGAAGTAAGATTAGATATAAATGAAGAAGTGGCACCGGATATTGTAGCAAGCATGACAAGTCTAGGTGAGATAGGCAAATATGATGTTGTTTTTTGTCAACACGCTTTAGAGCATTTGCATGAATATGATGTAGATGTAGCATTAAAAGAGTTTTACAGAGTTCTAAATAAAGACGGTGGTGTAGTTACATTTGTACCAGATTTGGAAGGTGTTGAGCCAACTGATGAAGTTATCTTAGATACCCCTTCAGGCGGCATGAGTGGATTAGACTTGTTGTATGGATTCAGAGAGGCAACTATAGTCAATCATTACATGAGACACTTAACTGGCTTTATTAGCAAGACACTTAAAGATAAGCTTATAAAAGCAGGATTCAGGAAAGTAAAGACTCAACGATTAGGGGACTATAACTTGATGGGAGTGGGCGTAAAATGAAAAAAGTAATCTTATGCGTACCTACTTACACAAGACCCTACGATCAATGTATGGAAAGTATAAAGGCTTCTGTTCCTTTATTAGATGAGGCTGGTTGGGAGCATGGCCTAGTGCATGAAATTGGATGTCCTTATATCTCAGGAGCTAGGGCAACAATGTTGAGAAAGGCGTTAGATGCCAAGGCTGACGCAGTAGTATTTATAGACCATGATTTAAGTTGGCGTCCTGAAGATTTGGTAAGTCTGATTAGTAAGGAAGGCGTAGTTGCCGGACTATACCGATTCAAGGAAAAAGAAGTAAAGTACATGGGTGTGTTAGATGATGATGTAGAGACTCATCTTCCCAAAGTTAGAAAAGATGGATGTATTAAAGCTACAAGAGTTCCTGCAGGCTTTTTAAAGGTTACAAAAGAGGCTGTAAATAAATTTATGGCTCATTATCCTGAGCTTTGTTACGGAGAGCAATATCATCTTTCTATAGACTTATTTAACCACGGGGCGCATAACGGGCAGTGGTGGGGAGAGGATTACGCATTTAGTCGTAACTGGCTTGACATGGGAGAGGATTTATGGATTGTTCCAGACTTATCTCTTACGCATCATTCGGCTGAAGAGGATTATCCTGGAAACTTTCATGAGTTCTTAATAGAAGAAGGTCAAAAATGATTACATTTATGATGCACAAGGAACATGGGTACACTCATGCTTATGACTCTAGAGAAGTTGAAGTTAATATAAGTAATGGGTGGAAAATAGCTTCTGTGGCAGAGGAAAAGACAAAGCCAGAGATGTCTACCGCAGAACTAAAGAAGATATATACGGAAAAGTTTGGTAAGAAACCTCATTGGAATCTTAATAGACATAACCTAAAGAAAGCAATTAAAGGAGATTAAAATGCCACGTAAACTATATTCAAATCCATTTGGAGACGGAGGAGTATTTGGAGGGGTTGAGGTAGAGAGTCCAGAAGAAACAGAAAAAGAAAAAAAAGAAAAGAAAAAAAGAGATAAAGTTGGATATTTGGGAAATTTAAAAGGCGGATTCGGGAACGAGTCTAATGACTTTAAAAAAGCAATGAACCGTCAACGGAATAAATAATGGCTACCGCCAATGATATGATTGCTCGCTCTTTGCGCCTAATAGGAGTATTAGGACAAGGGCGTAGGACTTTAGACTCAACAGAGGCTTCTGATGGCCTCTCTGCGTTGAATACTATGCTTGACTCATGGTCTATTGACCGGAGTATGATTTATCAGCAATTAACCGAGACACATACTCTTACTGCAGGTACAGCAGACTACTCTATTGGTAGTGGTGGCACTATTGATACCACAAGACCAGTAAGAATAGATCATGCCTTTATACGAGATACAAGTAATTATGATTATCCTGTACAGGTAATAAATAAGAGTGCTTATGACGCAGTTCCATTAAAGACTACTCAGTCAAGACCTAAGTATCTTTACTACGATGAAATATACCCACTGGCTTTTATAAGGTTGCTTTATACGCCTTCTGACTCAACGGAAGTATTGCACTTTACGTCTTGGAAGCAGCTGCAGCAGTTTTCTACAGGGTCAACGGCCTTATCTATGCCTCCAGGATATCAGAGGGCAATAGAATTTAATTTGGCTTTAGAATTACAGCCAGAATATCCAGGTTCTTTAATAGATCCTAGAACAGCTCAGATTGCTCAGAAATCATTAGCTAACATTATACAGTTGAATCAAAATTCTCCGGTATTGGACGTATCTGAGTCTATTACTCATGGTGCAGGATCAAATCGACGTAATATCTTTACAGGGTAATAAATGAGTAGAACTCAATTTTTAGGTGTTGGTACATTCGCTAAGTCACCTAATGTGACCGCACAGACTCGTAAAAATATGTACCTTGAATCTTATCCAGCAGATGATAAGACTAGGATAGTTGCGTTTCCTACTCCGGGATTAGACCTATTCACTACTTTTGGCGAGGATCCTATCCGGGCTATATATGAAGTCGGAGATAAGCTATATGTTGTACACAGAACTGGTTTCTATGAAGTAGATAATGCAGGAACACTTACCCAAAAAGGCACCCTGCTAACGCTAGAGGGAAGATGTTCTATCATAGATAACGGTGTTCAAATAATGATAGTTGATGGGCAATATGGTTATATTTATACTTTAGCTACTGAGACACTTGCTCAAATATCAGATGGAGACTTCTCGTCATCTCCTAGAACAGTTACTTTTAACGGCGGTTATTTTATTATTACTGAAGATAATTCAGGAAAAATATGGATTTCTTCCTTATATGATGGTACTGCTTGGGATGCTTTGGATTTTGCTACTGCTGAATCTAGTCCTGATAACTTGGTTAGGGTTGAAGAATATATTGGACATATTATATTATTTGGTGAAGATACTACTGAGTTTTGGGTTAATACTGGAGAGCTAGGCTTTCCTTATTCAAGGCAATACGGTACTAACATGGAATATGGGTTAGCTGCCAGATGGTCTGTTACCAAACTTGATAGCTCCATTATGTTCTTAGGAAGAAGTAGACTGGGAGAGGTAAAGGTCGTTAAACTAACCGGAACCAGTGCTGTTCCTGTGTCTACTAGAAGTCTTGAGAATATATTTAATTCTGGAGCTTCTCTATCAAATGCGACTGCATTTTCTTACATGGTTGATGGGCATAGTATGTATCAGATCTCATTCCCTGTTATTAACAGAACTTTTGTTTATGACAATCTAACGGAAGTATGGCATGAGCTGACTTCAGATTATGGTCGGCATAGAGGAGAGATAGGCGAGCAATTTATTAACGCTCAGATAGTATCTGATTACGATAACGGCAAGATTTATAAGCTCAACAAAGATACTTATACTGATAATGGTTCTGCCATTATTAGGGAATTAACTGGTAGACACTTTGAAACAGACATGGACTACTTTACTATTGAGCAATTTATATTAGATTGTGAGACAGGGGCAGGATTATCTTCTGGTCAAGGCTCTGATCCTCAAGTAATGATGCAGTATTCTGTAGATAATGGGCATACATGGTCAGAGGAGTTGCAGCGCTCATTAGGTAAAATTGGTGAGTATACAGATAGAGTTGAATGGTGGAGATTGGGTCGAGGCAAAGATTTCTTGTTTAGAGTCAGGTGCTCTGATCCAGTTAAATGGGTTGTTACGGGAGCAGGTTTAAAGATTGGTAGGCAACGTAGAT